TGATATTATCATCAGCATCAACCACTTCTTGTTTTTTGAGCAATTGCAACTGATTGCCAGCGTAAAATACTCCGTAATCCATTGGTGTGATATATCTACGTGAAATAAGATTTACGAGTAACGTATCTTCGCTTAGGGCACCGTCTTCGTCATACACACTGCCAACAAACTTTTGAATAACACCCAGGCGTTTGACCTTGGCAGGTGCGCTGATCCAAATAGGCATGGTAAATGTCAATGTGGCGACATCAATCGCTTCCTCGGCAGCAGCTGGCACTGTTCTTGATGTCCATGTAACATTGGTTAACTCTACATAACTTAAACTGGTCCAATCAATATAATTGTCTGTACTTTGTATTTCTAAACTGGGATTGAACAAAACAGCCAATTGCTCTATCAACTGCATCTTTTGTTCGGTATTGCTGGTCCATATGTCTAGTTTGACTTCTAAATTGTACGGAACCGGCATTAATCTTTCAATAGTATAACTGTCACCTTGTTGATTACCATATAGACCAGTTTCAGCATCGTAATTTCTTTCACGTATGCTCATTTTACTAACAAAAGACGGTTCCTGCATTCGGTCCTGTGCGTATGTAAAACCACTGATATAGGCGCTCATAGCAGGCACAGCGTTCAAGACATTTTCACTATTTCCTCGCAATATGGTAGCACCTTGTCGGCTTGGATCACCGTAGTAAACTGGAACACGCTGCAAGGTTCTGATGCCGTTACGATCTTTACCAAATTCGACTTCAAAATTGCTGACAATTCGCATGAATTGAACTAGAAATCTACGAATTTGTCCATCATAAAAAAATTGCTGCGCCATTAGTTATCTGCCTTGGGTCTCAAAGCCTGGCTCAGGCTTTGTCGTTCTGTTACTTCGCCGCTGTTGTTTGTAAATGTATTTGTGTTATTTACAAAGCTGCTGCGTAAGGTCTGATTATTTGGACCTGGTGTGAGTGTGGTTCTAACATCGTCTTCAATCTTGACCCATCTACGTCCGTCCCATCTAAATAGTCTATTGGGTAGGTAATCAGTTCTCAATGCATAATCGCCTACTAAAGGATTGGTAGGAAAAGCGATACCTGAATAAACTGGTAGTCCATTTGGTGCGCGACCGTCGCCGGTTAGATATCCTTGTACTGTTGAACTAGGACTTTGTATACCTGCATCTGCATCCACTGTTACATTATCACTGGTGGTAGTGCCATTGTCGGCAGTCACGCCTGTAGGATCGCCGGGATATTGATCGTGGTCAATTGTGGGTTTGATGTAAATGTGTTCTACATTGTATCCGCTATACGGTACATTTGTTTCTGCTTCTCTCAATATGGCATCATTGATTTCAATGTATTTGTTTATAATACTAGATACAGATCCTAGTGTTATATTACCTGTGTTTCCATTGATATCTTGATCAACCTTGATCTGATTGAGAATGTCTTTGTATTCTTGACTGTCTGTCAACGGATTGATTTTGACACGCCATAGATGAGGCCACCAGGTAGCACTAAATCCTTCGGCAGCATTGTTACAATCACTTATCACATAATATCTTTTGAGTGCAACTGGCAAACTGTCATCTAAAGGATAGTAATCTTTAAGATGCATTAGTTCAATCACATCGCCTGGCATAAGTTTGCGACCCAAAGTAGCTATCATGTCGTTGATATGAAATACCATAAACAATGTACCGGTATTCAAAAACATACCAAATTGACTCAAGTCAAATGTCATGTCCTGCACAGTGTAGATGCCACGCATTGAATACACATCTGTATCGTACTTTCGATCGCGGTTTTCTACAAAAAGCAAATCCTGTATGTTTAGGGCAGATTGATTCACATAACTTGGTTTAGCAGCATCAGTGTAAAACTTTACTGTGGCTCCTAATCCAATCGCACTAGTGGTACTCGCACTCAATGTCACTGTGTTTGCAGTTTTAGCAGCTACAGTAGTACCAGTTGTGACGCCTGTTGCTGTCACAAACATACCTAAATCAATATCTGACGTTGATGCAAATGCTAGAGTAGTTCCTGCACTGGGCTGTGCTGCATTGGTAGTTTTTGTTAAATTTTGTTCTGTAGTACCAAGGTACTTGTGTACAAATATGCCGGTGCCGCCCACAGTAAATAATTCGCTTATTTTTCTGTCGAAGTATTTGTAGTCGTTGCTATGGGCTCCGTCTTTCCAAACTGATAATCTTGGCACAATTGTTTCCTGTTATTGTATATTTAGCGGATGCCCTAATTGACACAAATTAGGTTGTGCTATATACTATGTTATGAGTGATTTTAATTCTCTTGACGATTGGCCTGCTATAGATACTCAAATCAGACGTAACCTATGGGCCATGTACAACTTGGCTAACAAACGCCAAATGGAGCGTATGTACCGGAACTTGGAGTCCGGCGTAAACGAACTTAGTCGATTAAATGTAGAACGCCGTAAATATGGACACTCTGTGCGCTACAATGAGCAGTTAGCAAAAGTGCAACAACAGTTGCAAGAATTGCAATCGTGGCTCATGTTTGCAACGTTACTTGACGAAAAACCCAAAGAATAGTATAATTATATTTTGTACAACTCAAGGAGCCCGGCATGGCAACTGCACAATCTATAAAAGCACCCAAAAAAGCCCCACCTAAAAAACGTGACCCGCTGTTTGCTGACGAGAAACACACAGGCCGCGAGCCAGTTTGGGATACTGAACGTGCGTTAGCTATGTCGCAAGAAGAATTTGATCATCACCTGCGCAAAAGTTTTTTTTACTACAATTATTTTTACAGCGCAAAAGATCTTAAAAAATATGTAGTTGATTGGATGAAGGACAAATATAGTAAGAATGATGTCAGTCGCTTCATTCGTAGTTCAGATAGACTGCTGCCAATCACAGTCTGCAGCCTAATCAAAGCTCACAAACAGGGCATGCCTTTACGCGAAAAAGAATTAGAGTATGTTCAAAATCGTATCTACGAAATTCTAAACAGCGAAATACCCGACGAACCCACAGCTGAACAAAAGGTCGTGGCTCCTAGTGCTGTGAAAACTATACAAGATCGACTCAACGAAAAAACCAGCGAGCATTTGGGATACTTCGAAGGTCTTTATGATGAAGTAGTTGCTGGCGGTACTGTTGATCCAAAAGCCTACGACTATCTGGTTACTAATGCAGTACCGCAAAGCCAAATCAAAAAGTTTGAAGATTTGTTTATGGCTCGTAAAACCGAACTGGGCGAGGCTTTGGGCCGAGCAGATGAGCAGATTACTGAGGCATACCGGCACTACAAAGCCTCAGACTATAAACGTCATCATGCATTTATACAAAGCATACTAGATGCGCTAGATCAATATCGTAACGTCAAGAAAGCTACCAAGAAAGCTAGGGTCAAACGTGCGCCTAACAAAGAAAAAGTTGTTAGCAAGCTCAAATACATGAAGGAAGAAAAGACACTGAAGCTGGTGAGTATCAATCCTGTGGATATCATTGGTGCACAAGAGCTGTGGTGCTATAACACAAAGACTCGCAAGCTATACAAGTATGTGGCAGACAGTGTAACTGGACCGTTGGGCATCAAAGGCACAAGTTTAACTGGCTATAACGAGAGCGCCAGTATTGGTAAGACACTAAGAAAACCCGAAGAAAAGCTCAAAGAGTTTGCCAAAGCGGGCAAGATACAGTTACGCAAGTTTCTCGAAGATATTAAGGCTACAGAAACACTTGGCAATGGGCGATTGAATTCGGATACCATTCTCCTAAAAGTACAATAAATACTGTGTACTTAGGGAACATGAATGTCCAATCCTTTCACTGGCAACGTAGTAGCGGATACTACTTATTTTTACGCTAACGGCGTTCTCAAATCTGATAGCTTATACAATCCGGCTACTGGAACTGGCTCCGGGCACATTGAGTTTGATCCAGGTGCTCAGTGGCTAGACAGTCTCAACAAGCGCCGTTCAGACATCACAGACTATATCCGTATGCGTCTTGGTGATGGTATTGTTGATGTTGAGTTGGACAAAGAGCACTACGACATGGCCATCAATCAGGCCTTGGTCAAATACAGACAGCGAGCCACTAACAGCGTTGAAGAAAGCTACGCATTTCTTAAACTGTTTCCTGAAACACAAGAAATTATATTGCCTGATGTTGTTATGGATGTACGAGCTGCGTATAGACGTGGTATTGGATCAGTGTCGGGAACAACTGCCAGCCAGTTTGAACCATTTGCAAGTGGTTATTTAAACACTTATATGTTGGTAGCCGGTAGAGTGGGTGGCCTACTCAACTACGAACTATTTGTAGACTACCAAAAACTGGCCATGCGTATGTTTGGCGGTTATTTGAACTTTACTTTCAACAAAGTAACCAAGAAGCTGACCTTGATACGTAAAATTCCTTATGTTGGTGCAAACGCTGATCCTAACGGATTTGAAGATGTGCTATTGCATTTGTACAATTACAAGCCAGATGCAATGATATTAAATGACCCACAGTCGTTTCCGTGGGTACAGGAGTATGCCTACAGTTTTGCTAAGTTGATTGTAGGTGAAGCCAGAGAAAAGTATGCCAGTTTGCCAGGACCTCAAGGTGGTACACAACTGAATGGTGCTACGCTGAAAGGCGAAGCAAAAGCTGAAATGGAAAAGCTAGAGCAAGAATTAAAAGATTTTGTAGATGGGTCAATGCCGTTAGGCTTTGTAATTGGATAATGAAAATT